TAAAACATTCGCCAATGAAGGCTATCAGAAAAATGTGGTGGTCAACCGCTGCGTGGCTTCCATAGCTGAGGCGATCGCTTCTGTGCCTCTAACGTACTTTCGGGGTGATGCTGAGGTGCTAGAGACGCCTCTTAGCGCGCTTATGACCAACCCAAACCCGATGGAAACGTATGCGGACTACGTGCAAGCTGTAGTCGGCTACCTGCTTATTTCGGGCAACACGTATCAGGAGGGCGTTACCGCGTCCGGTGCCGAGGTTAAGGAGCTATATGCGCTGAGACCTGACCGCATGAAAGTAATCGCGGGTGCTAATGGCTTGCCCCAAGGCTATTGCTATGAAGTCGGGGGCCGTAAAACAACATGGGAAGTTGACGTCCCCGCCGGTATCGTGCCGGTCTATCACACAAAGCTGTTTAACCCGATTGATGACTTCTATGGCCTAGCCCCTATTGAGTCGGGCGCATATGCAATCGACGTGCATAATCAGGCGATGGGCTACCTGCAGGCGCTATTGCAAAACAGCGCGCGCCCCTCTGGTGCCTTGGTGGCAAAGGACGGCGAAACCTTATCTGAAGAAAATTACAACCGGCTCAAGACGCAGATGGAAGAACAATACCAAGGCAGCGCAAATGCTGGCCGCCCCATGCTGTTAGAGGGCGGTCTAGACTGGAAGCAGATGGGAATGTCGCCTGTTGATCTTGAAATAATTGAGACTAAGAACAGCGCAGCGCGTGATATATGCTTGGCCTTTGGCGTGCCTCCCATGCTGATTGGCCTGCCAGGCGATAACACCTATGCGAACTACGCTGAAGCGCGCCTAGCGTTTTGGGAGGATACTGTCATTCCGCTGCTAACGCGCATTATTGGCGACTGGCAGACATGGCTTGCCGGTCCTGTTGGCCTTACGATTAAGCCCAACTTGGATGGAATTCCGGCTATCGTTGAACGTCGTGCGGTTCTCTGGGCATCATTGCAGGACAGCAAGGTGCTGACCGTGAATGAAAAGCGCGAGGCAATGGGCTATGAGCCATACTCGGGCGGCGACGTGATCTATATCGGTATGGGCGAGGTGCCTATGGGCGAAACGTTTGGCGCTGGTGACTTGCCTGATGTTGACGCTAAGGCGTTGGCTGAGATTGCTGGCTACACAACACGCAAGGTGGTGCCGATTAAGTGAAGTACTTGCTGGATAGCAAGCCAGAGCGGGAGGCTGCACGTCAGCGGGCGCTACTAGGTGCGCTTGAGCGCAAGTATGCCCCTATTGTGCGCGGCGAAATAGGCAGAGCGTCTGACATGATGGCTATGACCTACGCAGCAACAGGCAACGCCCCTACGCTGGTAGATAACCACCAGATAGAGCTTAAGCGCCTCTTTGAGGAAATGACCGGCGCGGCAATCACTGCATTCGGTGGGCGCATCGTCAATCAAGGCAAGAGCATGGGGCTAATACTTGAGGTAAAGTCATTTGCCGAGTTCTTCCAGCGCTTGGTTCTGCAATACATCAACCTTGAAAGTATGCGCCGCCGGATCACGTTCATATCGGAAACGACGCGCAATGATATTGTGGCTGAAATTGTCAGGGGCCAGAGCGAAGGCTTGGGCGTTGAAGCCATTGCACGGCTGATTAACCTACGCATCCCGGTTATATCACGCAGGCGCGGAGCATTGATTGCGCGAACTGAAACGCACGGGGCGGCTAACTTCGGCGCGGACCAGGCCGCACGGTCAACAGGCCTAGACATGCGAAAGCGCTGGATAGCTGTAGAAGATCCACGCACGCGCGACTTCGGCGAAGGCGATGGGGTTGTGGACGCGTTCAATCATCGCAGCATGGACGGGCAGATTGTAGACATGGACCAGCCGTTTAAGATGCCGTCACGTCGGTTTGGCACGCTGGATGCTATGTTTCCCGGCGATCCAGAGCTACCGGCAGGGGCAACAATTAACTGCCGCTGCGCCATTGCCCACACGGTTAAGGGCTTTGAAGATTAACCCTCTTTGCATATTTGCAATTCGTGTGATATAACGTTTGCAAAGTTGCAAAGTAGGCTGCGCACACATGCACATGAAATACCTAAACGCCGCGCTAGAGATTAAGCGGGAGCCTGATGAAGATGGCATCATTGAGGGATACGCTAGTGTCTTTGATGTAGTCGACAATGGCATGGACGTTATCGAGCGCGGTGCGTTTGCCAAGTCGTTGGGCACGGGCCGCAAGGTCAAGATGCTTTGGCAGCACTCTATGCAAGATCCCATCGGCGTTTGGGATGAAATTGCAGAGGACGAGCGCGGGCTACGTGTCAAGGGCCGCATCCTTAAGGAAGTGCAGAAGGGCCGCGAGGCTCAGGCGCTCTACAAAGCTGGCGCGATGGATAGCCTGTCGATTGGTTACGTTGCTAAGGAAGCAATGGCCGAGGGCAATGGCCGCGTGCGCCGCATGACGGAGATTGATCTATACGAGATCAGCCTGGTTACTATCCCAATGCTAGACGAGGCGATTGCGTCCGTCAAAAGCATCAAAACAATACGTGAATTCGAGAAAGCCTTGCGGGATGTTGGGTTTTCTCAGAAGGAGTCAAAGGCCATTGCGGCTGACGGCTTCAAAGGTCTTGCCAATCATCGGGACGATGTAGTCGGCGATATGGACCAAGCGGGCGCGATTGCCCTCATGGATCAAATCAAAAACTTAACGGAGCGTTTTAATGTCCGATGAAATCAATCTGAGCGAAGTCGCTAAGGCGGTTGCTGGTATCAACACCGGGTTCGAGGAGTTCAAAGCCGCCAATGACGAGCGGCTGAAAGAAATCGAATCTAAGGGCGCCGCAGACCCACTGCTGGACGCCAAGCTGATTAAGATCGAAGGCGACCTGACCAAAGCGCAGGAAGTTGCTGACAAGGCTGTCCTGGCGGCCAAGCGGCGCGAGCGGTTCTCGACCGATTCCAATGGTCAAGAGATTGACATGGAAGCCAAGGCGGATCGCTTTTCGCTCGAGCTTAAGCACGCTGTGGGCCGGTCACCTGTCGAAATGAAGGCGGCCAACGTTGCGGAATATTCGGCGGCATACAAGAGCCTGCTGCGCGCCAACTTCGACAAGGACATGATTAGCGACGTGGAGCGCAAAACGTTGTCGGTCGGTCAAGACAGTGCGGGCGGATACTACGTCTATCCCGACATGACCGGGCGCATCGTTTCTAAGGTGTTCGAAACGTCGCCTATGCGCGCCTATGCGTCTGTCGTGGCGATCGGCACCGACTCGTTGGAGGGCTACTACGACAACGAAGAGGTCGGCTTTGGCTGGGTCGCTGAGCAAGAGGCGCGCCCCGCTACAGCTACACCTGCATCCGGCAAGTATCGCATCCCGGTGCATGAGATGTATGCAATGCCCGACGCTTCGCAGTCGGTGCTGGACGATGCGCTGATCGACCTTGAATCGTGGCTTGACGGCAAGATCAGTGACAAGTTCGCCCGCGCCGAAGCTACTGCCTTTGTTACTGGCAGCGGTGTAGATAAGCCTCGCGGCTTCCTGTCTTACCCGGCTGGAACCGACCTGACGAACAGTGTTGAGCAAGTTAACACAGGCGTAAACGGTGGCTTCGCTGCCGCACCCAACGGCGGCGATGTGCTTATTACGGCTCTCTATGGCCTTAAGGCTCAGTACAAGGCCAACGCTGTTTGGTTTATGAACCGCACGACTGCCGCCCTTACGCGCAAGCTGAAGGACAGCGACGGTTCCTATATCTGGTCGCCAGGCATCGCAGCGGGTCAGCCTGCTACCCTGCTGGGCTATCCGGTTGCCTCGTTTGAGGACATGCCCAGCCCGGCGACAGGTTCGTTGTCAATTACTGTCGGCGACATGCGCCAAGCGTATCAGATTGTTGACCGCATGGGCATTCGGATGCTGCGTGACCCGTTCACCGCCAAGCCCAAGATCCTGTTTTACGCCACTAAGCGTACAGGCGGCGCCATGATTAACGGCGAAGCGATTAAGACGATCGCATTCAAGGCATAATCACTTGGCGGGGCTGTAATGGCCTCGCCTATTCTCGCCCCGTGATCCTGCTGGGCATCACACGCTGAAGGAGTAAATCAAATGCGTGACATTATTGCAAACATGGTAACGGTGGACCTTTCCACTGACACACTCGACGGCAATACGCCCAATCAATCCACGTGGCTTGATATGCTGGGCTTTGACGGCGCGGCAATTGAATTGCTGACCAACGCGGTCACTGATGCTGGTGACGGCGACGGCTTCACCGCCACATTGCAGCACAGCGACACGACTGCGACTGCAGATGCGGTTACTGTTCCCGTTCTGGAAACCACCACCGGCGCTAATTCGCTTCAGGTGACTTCTGATGCGTCTGACAACATTGTCGTCGGCGTCTTGGGCTACAACGGCAACAAGCGCTATCTGCGGCTGAACTATGTCGGCACAACAGGCACTGATGCAATTGTCCGCACAATGGCACGCCTTGGCAAACCGCACGTTGCACCGACTACCTACGTCGGCACCGCCATAGCCGCTACCTGATTTTAGCAGCGGGGCTGGTTAGCTGGCCCCGTCACTAAAACCAGAAGGGGTATATCATGGCGGTTCAAGCCAAAATTACACTGGCTTTAGGGTACCGCTGCGCACCTAATGGCGTTTTCGTGGAGACGTTTCCAGTCGGATCGGTTGTATCTGGGCAGGTTGCTGAATGGGCGCTTGCTGATAAGGCAGCAGCCCGCTTGTTTGATCCGCGCGCTGAGGCTAAAGTAATCACACAAGTCGAAACCAAATCGCCTTCCAAGCGCGGAAGGCCACGGAAGGACAAGAGATGAAAGTTGCAACGGTTAATGTAAAAGGTCGTGGGGAATTCTATTCTGAGGTGACACTTTCCCCGCCCAAAGAAACCCTTCAAGAGGCTATGCCAAAAGACGTTAACCCCGATTCTATTGATTGGTATTCTATGCGCGTGGTTTGTGGTCCCATTCAGAATCTTAAATCTCAATCGCGGCAGGCCACGGAAGGCTAAATAATGACGCTACGCCCAGCCAAGTTGCTGTATCAGTATCGAGGCCATAAGCAAACCACCGCGCCTAGCGTTGAGCCTGTCACTGCGGCTGAGCTTCGCACACACCTGCGCGAAACGGCTACTGGCCTGCCAGATACCGAAGCCGAGGGATATATCGCGGAGGCGCGGGAATACATCGAAGAACAGACCGGGATTGCGCTAATTACGCAGACCTGGTTGATGGCGTTAGACCGCTGGCCTTCAGGTCAGGAACCTTGGTGGAGTGGTACACGGCAAGGTGCAATCTCTAAGCTTGCTGGGCCTAGTCGTGAGGTCAGGTTGCCGCGTTACCCGCTGCAAAGCATTGATAGCGTGACTGTCTATGACGAGGCCAGCAACGCAACGGTCGTCAGTGTTGCCGCAACATTTGACGTTGATACATACCAGACGCCCGGCAGGCTCACGCTGAAATCTAGCGCCACATGGCCGGTTGCCTTGCGCGACACAAACGGCGTGGAGGTATCGTATATCTCAGGCTACGGCGATGCGGCAACTGACGTCCCGGCGGCTATTAGGGGCGCGGTAAGGCGCATGGCAGGCTACCACTACGCTAACAGGGGCGATGGGTGCGGCGTTGGCAATGCCTACACTATGAGCGGCGCTGAAACGGCCATGCGGGCCTATATGGTCGCGCGGATATAACGCATCGCTGATGCAAACTGAGAAGGTACTAAAATGGCTGAAATCGCATACACCCTTACGACCACTGACAAAGGCGACGCGCTCATTGTCTGGCCTAGCGTCACTGAGGCCGACACGTTTCAAATGTATGAGCTTGATAGCGCGGTATCGGAAATCAGCGTGCATATCAAAGGCACATTCGGCGGGGCAACGGTTATCGTGACCGGATCTAATCACGCTGGCACTACTGGCCCAACGCTTGAGCAGATTGGCAATTCGGCGGCGTCTACTACTACCGAGGATCTGTTTTCTATCCTTGACCGCCCGCTTGAGATTACGCCGAGCGCAAGCAGCGGCTCTTCGCAGAGCGTGTCAATCTACATGATGGTGCGCAACTAATGAACCGCCTGCGTCAAAGGCGTCTACGGTTTGGCGGTGGGTTTTCCCCGCTATCGCTATTTGCTGGCGGCGCGGAAGGCGCATGGTTTGACCCGTCCGACCTGACCACGCTGTTTCAGGACGCAGCAGGCACCACGCCTGTAACGACCTCAGGGCAGCCCGTTGGACTAATGTTTGATAAAAGCAAGGGGCTAGTGCTGGGGCCGGAGTTAATAACCAACGGGACGTTTCCCGTTAATGTTGCTGGCTGGTCTACCGCTGGGGGTTTGTCGGGCCAAGTAAGAGACACAATTATTTTTCCATCCGGTGGAATATTAATCACCTCTAACGGAAGTCTAGGGTCGTTTACATCTCAAACCTTAACAGGACTTGTAGTGGGCCAAACGTATCAGGTCGCCTGTAACGCCTATACACCCGGAACAAATGCCGGAACAGACACAGCAACAATCGGAACGCAAAACGCAAGTTTTAATTTGCAAGGGACAGCGCTTAAACCGGGACGGGACGTTGTGCAAAACCTTTCAATAGTTTTTGTTGCAAGCGGGGCGTCGCAAGATATTTATTTGTCTGTTGTATCGTCTAACCTTTCGAGGTGGGGAAACAACGGCTCTGAGTCTTACTTTGACAACATTTCTGTCCGCGAACTCCCCGGCAACCACGCCACTCAGGCCACAGGCGCAGCGCGCCCGACATACACCGAGGGCGGCGGGCTGGCGTGGCTAGCGTTTGATGGCACCGATGATAGCATGGTGGCTCTAGGGCTTGGTGTGTCTACTAGCGCCTTAAGTATTTTTTATTCCGCCGTGCAAAGCGGTGGGAATGTAACTGACATAATCTTTGGGGTTGAAAACACTACATCTAATAGATTCCAAATGTCTACTAATATCTCTGGCCAAAGAATGACAGGAATTAATACAAGTGGTAACGGACAGTTTCCATCGTATGGAGATGCGTCTGTAAACCAGATTGCTGGAGCAACTTGGAACGGGTCGGCAGTTCAAAACTATATAAACGGATCTGCTTCGGGCGGCACGTCAAGCGTTGTGGGGACAATGGACCTGACCAGTGGCGTTATACATCTGGGTAAATCCCCAACTTTCACTAATATGTTTACGGGCATTTTTAGTGGCGGTCTAATTGTTAATAAATTAATGTTACAACCGGAAATATCCGCTGTAGCGGCCTACCTTGCAGACAAATCGGGGGTAACGCTATGAGAATATCAATAGCCTGCCCCGACGCTTTACGCGCTGACGCCAACCACTACGCAATGGTGTTGGGCTACGGCCCCGCTGACGCTAGGACATACGGCGAAGCGTCTTGGCGGGATGCAGGCGGCAACGCATACGCCTGCGCGTCATTGCTTGTCGGTGCATCCTTCACGACCATTGCACAAGGCACGCTGACACGCCCAACGTGGGACGCTGACAGCATCATAAGCATGGCGGCGGCTAACCGTGCGCAAGCGGCGTTAGTGTTCTCTGGCGAGCCTGTGACGGCCATGCCTGATAAGCTAACCGCCTGCGTAGGTGACAATGCGCTGGCGGTGTTGGCCGCAATGGGCCTAACGCGGGTTGAGGCGGAGCCGTAATGCAGACCTTTAACCTAACCCTCACCGATAATTGGCAAGAAGTCTTGCAGGGCGGGTCGTCTCCATATGACGAACCGTTTACGATTGACCTGACATCTATCGCCACTTGGACCCTGCAAATGGGCATCGACGTTACAGCAACCGCGTCTTAATCAAAGGCTACCCCATGAAGTGCTGCGCTAAATACAATTCGGGAATGTTGCGCGAGCCGATTACGGTTGAGCGCATGACGAGAACGCCTGACGGCGCTGGTGGCTTTACTGAGGCTTGGGCCGCAGTTTCCGGCGCACCTACGCGCGCGATGGTCAAGGCAATGTCTGGTGGCGAGCGCTGGGCGTCTGACAGGGTAGAGGCGACCTCTACTCACCGCATCGTGACGCGGTATGTTGATGGGTTGCTAGAAAGTGACCGCATTATCATTCGGAGCCGCTCATACAACATCCGTTTTATCAACAACGTGGACTTTGACGACAAGTTTCTAGAGATTACAGCCGAGGCCGGGGTGGCCGTATGACAATGGTCGTTAAGCTAGAAGGCTCTAAGGCGCTAAAATCTGCGCTTGCGGGCATGTCTGACAAGATTGCTGTTGAGGTGAACAAAGCTGTAATCGGCACGGCGCTTCAGTTGCAGGGCGAAATCAAAGATTCAATCCAGCATGGCCCAGCATCGGGGAGAACATATCGGCGCCGTGGCGTAATGCACCGCGCATCTGCGCCCGGTCAAGCGCCGATGTCGGACACGGGAAGATTAGCCGGAAGCATATACTTTGACACCGACGGCCCAATGCGGGCAGTTGTTGGCTCTTTTTTGGTGTATGCTAAATACCTTGAATACGGCACAACGCGAATGAATTTCTCCGGTGGAGTTGGTGGCCCGCGCCCTTTCTTTAGACCGGCGGTAGAGGCCATGCGGCCTAGGTTTGAAAAATACATATCCGACGCACTAGCAGGAGTAGTTAGATGAAAAGCGCGGCATTACAGCAGGGTATATTTGACCGCCTAACCGGCGTGACCGGCGTGACTGACAAGGTGGTAGGCATCTACACTAAGGTGCCACAAGCCAATGACAGCGGCAGTGACAGCGGGTTTCCGTTTATTACTATTAACGCTGTGACTTCGCAGCCAATGGATACCAAAACAAACGACGGTCAAAACACGCTTACCGATATTCATATCTGGTCGCGTTCTACTTCGGCGCTAACCTGGCGCGCGATTGCAGACAGCGTTTATACGGCGTTGCAAAAGTACGATGACCTATCAGTAACCGGCGCCAACATCATTGATTGCCGGTTTGACAGCAGCACAGAGTTCGCAGATCCAGACGGAAAGACTACGCACACGGTTCTTACATTCCGCGTGACGTATTTCGACATATAGCTAGGCTTTGCAACTTTGCAGGCATGTGTTATAACTTTGCAAATAGTTCACGGGAGTTTGAACAATGGCCGCAACATCCGGCAGAGACTTTACGATCAGCAAGGGCGCAACAGTTATTGCTGGAATGCGCGAGACAGGCCTGAGCCTTGACGGTTCGCCTGTTGATATTACAAGCAAGACTGATAGCGGTTTCCGCACAATGGGAACATTTGCAGGCGTTCGCTCGTTTGACCTTACGGCTTCGGGCGTGCTGTTGGACGCAGTGATTCAAGACCTTGCACTAGCACATGCTGGCGGCTTGCTTCTAACAGATGTGACCATTGATTTTGCAGACGGCGCTAACATCTCTGGCAATGTTTACCTTGCATCGGCAACGTTTACCGGCGCGCATGATGGTGAAAACACGTATGAAGTTAGCCTGCAGTCCAGCGGCGCATGGGTTTACACGGCGGCTGCTTAATGGGGCAAGTAATCACGCTCAAATGGCGGGGTGAGGAATACACCCTAAACGAGAATGAAGCGTTCCTTGCCTGCGATGCAGTCGAGGATATTATGACGCTTGGCGACACGGTGGAAATGCTGCAAGGCATGGGCAAAATGAAGTTTGTAAAGATTGCCCGTGCTTATGGTGCGTTGCTGCGTGAGGCTGGCGCGTCTGTATCCGACAAAGAGATACACGATGAGTTCAAGTCGGCTCTTCAAACAGCAGACAAAAACGAAAAGCTAGTTCTCGCCAAGACTGCCCTCCTTACGCTGATCCAGATTATCATGGGTGACGCTCCTGCATCCAGCGCCGAGGATAAGCAGCCAAAAAACGCAAAAACGTCCGCTTCGTAAAGTGGGCGTTTCAAAAGGCAGTCTTTAGCTTTAGCGTTCAACCCGCTGACTTCTGGCAAATGAGGCCACGGCATTTTTGGTATCTAATGGAGGTGGAGCTACAGAAGGCCGAACCGAATGACGCGCTAACTGGGGCCGACGTGCGCAGGCTTCGCAAGATGATGGACCGTAAAAATGCTGCCTTCGCTAGAGATCGAAATCACAGCGGACCCGAAAGCGGCTGAAGCCGGATTAAGTCGGCTCGGTAAATCCATCACTGCACTTGATGCGGCGACGTCTAACTACCAGAAAGAGCTATCGCGCGTTGATGCCGCTCTAAAAGCCAACCTCACCACACAAACAGGCGCGGCGGCTGCGGTCAAGCAGGCAGAGGCCAATTATAAGACGGCAACGGCGGCGGCAGTCAAGTATTCCGGTGCCACTGTTGCTTTCTCGCGCGCGCAGGTAGGGGCGGCAGGTTCGGCAAAGAAATTTGGCGGGTCAATGAACAGCGCGGGCGGCCATACCGCCAACTTGGGCGCGCAGATCAACGACATTGGCGTAATGCTTGCTGCTGGTCAAAACCCTTTGATGCTTGCTATGCAGCAGGGTACGCAAGTCAACCAAGTCTTTGCCCAGATGGGCGGTGGGCGCAATGCGATTAAAGGCTTAGGCGCAGCGTTCGTTCAAATGATTAACCCGCTTTCCTTAGCGACGCTTGGTATTATTGCAGGCGGCGCGGCTCTTATCCAATGGGCAATGTCAGCGGATGAAGCTGAAGAGGCAGCCGGATCTCTAGCGACTCGTTTAGAGGAAGTTAGAAGCACCAGCGCCGAGCTAAATGAAGAGCTTCGCGCGCTTCGCATTGGCGTATCGCCCGAAGAGCTTGTCTTACTTGACGCTATAGAGATAGTTCGAAACAACATTCGCATTCTAACTGAGGACCAAGCTCGCGCGGGTAACGTCCAAGCGGCTCAGTTGGAAAAACAGATAACTCTACAGAAAACACACTTGGGCCTGCTAGAAACTGAGCTTGGCGCATATAAAGACAACGTTGCTGAGTCGAATAACCTAACAGATTCCGCCGCGCGATTGGCAACTGTACTTAAGATAGCCGAAGATGCAATTAAGGCAGCCGGTGAAGAACAAAGAACTGCTGCGATTGAGGCGGATAAATTAGCGCTTAAGATTGGCGAGGCAGGCGTTAAGGCGCTTGATCTTGCGGGTATTGATATCGCCAGCGGTGTTGATGCGGCGGCGGAGGCGGCGGCTAAACTTGCTGGTCAGTTTGGAATTAGCGTTGATCGTGCCCGCGAGATTTTGAAACTTTCGGCAGAATCTGCCGCTACTGGCGGTTTTATTGGCGGGGCTAATGGGCCTGGGCAACAACCGGGCGGTCCTGGTGCGAGCAGAGGCGCGTCCACTCTCCCTATAAATAATACTGTCCCTAGCTCTGGCAGCACTTCCAGCACAGGCGTCGCCGGGTCGTCAGCGGTCAACCCGTTAATCGGTGACATTGAAAGCCTCAAAGAAGCGCTTGCGACCGAAACCGAAACGATCATGATTGCGCGGCAAGAGCAGCTTGAAATGCTGCAGGAGGCTTTTGCGCAGCGCATCATTACGCAAGAGGAGTTTCAGGATCTATCCCTGCGGTCGGCTCAGGAACATGCTGAGGCAATGGCTAATCTTGACAAGGCAGAGCAAAAGGCAAAGTTGGACGCTTATGCGGGAATGTTTGGCGATATTTCTACTCTCATGCAGTCTGAAAACAAAAAACTGTTTGCTATTGGCAAGGCCGCTGCGTTAGCCGGGGCTATAGTTAATGGCTTCAGTGCGGCTACTGCCGCGTTTGAAAAAGGAATGTTGGTTGGCGGCCCCCCGGTTGCGGCTGCGTTTCAAGCGGCATCTCTTGTGAAAACCGGCGCTTTAATCTCAAGCATATCCTCTCAACAGATCGGGGGCGGTTCTGGCGGAGCGTCAAGCGGCGGTGGCGGCGGGGCAGCGGCTGGCGGGGCTGCGGCTGCGCCACCACGTCAGAACACTACCATTACACTAGTCGGCAACGTATTCTCGGGCGACACGGTGGCAGATATGCTTAATGAGTTCGCAGACCGAGGCGGGCGCCTGCAAGAAAACATTATTGTGAGGCGCGGATGACTGTAATCATACAAACCGGCTTTGTCGGGACTGAGTATAACCTCAATCACCTGCGCATAGGCTGGCGCCGCCTGAGCGGCACGCCTACGGCCACAACGGGCGCCAGCGGGTTCGCGGCGGCTAATGCGCATAACCCGCGCACAGACAGCGCATGGCGGCCTACAGCGGCCACTGGGTCATGGACGCTAACACCGGCGACGGCAACGGAGATTAGCTATCTAGGCATCGCCGGGCATGACTTCGGCACACTCAACAGCACGCTAACCTTGCAGATTGATACTGGCACAGGGTTCGCTGACGTTGCTGGATGCACTGTATCGCCTGCTGATAATGACCCGGTGGTGTTTTTCTTTGCGCCCGTATCTGTTGACGCCGTGCGCGTGAATATTACTGCAGGCGATGCGGCGCCGACAGTTGCGGTTATTGCGTCTGGCATGGTGACTGAATGGCCCCAGCCTGCGCAGTGGACCGGCCAGCCTATTACGGAGGGTGACGACATTGGCTTTACGAACAACTCATCTGATACAGGCAACTGGTTAGGCCGCACCAAGACAAGCGACGGCCTAACCTTTGGCATAGAGGTTGAGCATTTGCCGGAAAGCTGGCGCCAGAACGAATTCAAGGCGTTTAAGGCGCACGCTAACGGCGAAGTGGCAACTTTCTTCCTTGCGCACAGATCCGCAGACTATCCTGACGAGCTTGCCTACGCATGGTTGACCGCTACGGCAACGATGAGCCGCACCATACCTAAGCGGAGCATTAGCGGGGCCGTCTCCCTATCATGCCAGGGGTATCGCAAGCTGTGACCGACGCAACAACATATGGCCGCGAAACGATACAGATCGTAGAAATTGAGCAGCCGCGCTGCGTCAATCGCTTTGGTTCATCGCCATGCACCGCCAGCGGTACGCCAAAGTGCTACCAGACATACTGGACGTGCCTCGACCGGGACAATTACAATCCTGCTGGCTTTATTCGGTGGCGCTTCTCGCGGCCCGCTGACAACACTGGATGGCTGTATGAGACGTTTGACAACGACGACGAGATAGGCACGAATGCCTTTGCCACCCTTGGCAGCGTGTCGGAAAACAGCAGCAAGCTCAATCTTGGGTCTACGCGCAAGGGCGAAAGCCCGTTTGGACTACTTGCGTCGGTTAGCATTACTCTTAGCGACTTTGCTTTCGATGATAGCGTGGGCGATTTTTACACCCCTGACCGTGGCACTATTTCTAACAGTAGCTTTTGGGCTAAATGGGCCGCGCGCAATCCGTTCTATCCTAACATGCGCATTCGCGTATACGAAGGATACAAGGGGCAAGCGCTGGCCGATATGCAGGTGCGGCTGTATTTGCTCGAAACGGTTGACGGGCCAGACGGGCGCGGCAATGTCACAATCAAAGGCGTTGATCCGCTGCGCCTGACTAACAAGGCGCTCTTCCCGCGCCCGACAAACATTAAGATTGGCAACCTAGCAGGCATTAGCTCATTCCAAACGACAATTGATGTTGTGTGCCTTGAGGCTGATTTATCGGATAACTTTGGCAACACTGGATCTCTTCGCTACGTTCGGTACGGCAGCGAAATCATATCCTATACAGGATGGACAGGCACGTCGCCTGAGTTCGCCCTTACAGGCGTCGTGCGAGGCACGCTAGGCACCACGGCATCTAGCCAGAACCTTGACGAGGGCGGGCAGCGCGTTGGGCGTTATCAAAACGTCAGGCAGTGGGAAGTTGCGGCAGACCTAATGGACAATCACACGCCTATTCCGGCGGGCTTTCGTGATACAGCCCAATGGACCGTTGAAGGCGAGAAGTACCTCAATACCCTACGGTCGCGCACCACTGTGGCGGAGCCTGTAGAAGTCGAGGAATTGCTTGGCGAGCTATCGCGCGATGGGCTATTTAATTTCTGGTGGGACGAGCGCACGCAAAAGATCCCATTGCTTGCAGTCCGTCCACCTAATGAAACGCCACTGGCGATTACTGATGATCTAAACATTATCATGGATACATACGGCAAGAAGCGGGAGCCTGATGACCGCATGTCGCGCGTGACGGTGTTCTATGACCAGCGTGATCCGACGCAGGGGCTAGAAGACTTTGTAAATTATCGCAATCGCACAATCCGCATTGAAGGCGAATATGAGTTAGACGACGCAACGGGCGGTGAAGTGCGCGACAATACGATTTATAGCCGGTGGATCTCAAGTGATACAAACGCCCTTTTGCTTGGCGCGTCTTTGCTGCTGCGCTTTAAAGAAGTGCCGGAATATCTGAGCAT